AGGCGAGGGCGACCTCCAGGCCGAACTTCGCCGCCAGCTCCTTGAAGAGCTGTCGCTGGGTCGGACGTCTGGCCATTGGCTTAAGGCTTCAGTTTGCCGGCGTGATGGGCGGCCTCAGCCATCAGATCGAGGTAGGCCTCAAACTGCGCGCGTGCCAAGTCGCGGTAGCGCTGAACCTCGGACTGGGGCTGCTGATTGGCGATAGCCTGCTGCATCTGACCAGCCGTCGAGGCGCAGTCGAGGATGGTCTCCGTCGCCAGCTCCATCGGCATGCGATGGGCGTTAAGGCGCGGATCATCATGGTCGATGCGCTTGGTCATTGCGGCGAAGGTCGCACAGGTCACAGCGTCAGACCACAAAGATCGCTGGGAAGGCGACGGCGAAGAATGGAATAAGCAGGCCTTCCACGGCGCTCAGCTTCAGGGTGCCATCGGCAACGGCGTCACCGCTGCCCTCGAAGAACTCTTTCTCAATCGGGCCAATCTTCTTGCGCTTCACGGCGCCGGCGGCTGCCACGGCGATAACCAGACTGCCCGGCTTCATCGCCTCCTGATAGGCCGCATGATAGCTGGCCTGCTCGATGGCGACCGGCACGATGTCGGACGGGATGGCCTGGCCATGAGCGCACGCGCCGACGCGGGGCCAAGCGCGCTCTTGCTCAAAGCCGCCAGTCGGAGCCCCGTAGAAGCGGGAGCCATATACCCCGTCGAGGTACTGGCTCCCGCGCTGGCGTAGGACGGCGGGCGTAGGCGCGTTCAGGGGCATGGGCAGGCCGTTGTCGGCCATCCACGTGGTGAACCCTTGATCCGTGCCATAGCCCGCCATCAGTCAGCCCTCGGCCTTGGTCTTGTCGGTGATGAAGGCGGCCTTGGCGTCTGCGTCCAGCTTGTTGAACGCCTCGGCTTCGTCCTTGGTCAGCTTCTCGACCAACTCCTTGTCGCCATCGACGACCGAGTAGGAGCCGGCACCGCGGTGAACGGCTTGCGGGCCCTCCGACGGCTTCTCGCCCTTCTTGGCCTTCTCGACGAGCTTCACCTTCACTCCGTCGGCGGCGTAGGCGTCGATCTGCTCCTCGGTCAGCGGAGAGGTCGTGGTGACCTCCCCATCCTTGCCGGCGTCGATGACCTGATGGCCGCCATCGACCTTGAAGGCCTTGCCGATCGAAGACCCGTTCTTGACGGTGTAGGTCGTCATGATCAGGTCCTCTTGCCGGTGCGGAGGACGTCGGGACGTTGGCAGAAATACAGCGGGTAGCTGTAGAGCTCGCCACGGGTCCAGGCCTGACGATCCCGGTCAGGGATGTTCATGGCGTAGGTGTCCTGGCCGAGGGTGTTCACGTAGGGGCCGAACTCGGCCGGAGCCATGGCCTTCTTGAACACGTCCTTTGCGCCGACGGGGAAGAACTTCGCCTCGTCGGGGGCGATGGCCACCGTCGAGTTGTCATCCGTGCCCTGGTAGTTGTGGTAGGTGATGCCCGCGTAGGTGAAGGCCTGGAACGACTTGTCCGTGCGCAGGTCCGCAGCGGCAGCCCAGTTCAGGTAGGACTTCTCGACCTCGGCGCTGGTGACGAGGGCGTCGAAGAACGCATCGCCAGCCAGCGCGTGGATCGTGGTGCCGGGGGTGAACGAGCCACCGGCCGAACGGCGCATCGACCTGATCAGAGCCGCCGACTTCAGGCGGATCGCGCCTTGGGCCGGGTTGGCGTTGTCGAGGTCGAAGTCCACGACGGCGGGCTGCGTGACGCCGAACTCGGTGAAGTAGTTATAGATGACCGAGGTGCCGTCAGCGTCCAGCAGGAGACCCTGAAGGGCGCCGAGGCGGTGGAACTCGTGGGTCAGCTCCATGTCGTCCCGAACCGACGACATGCGCTTCAGGTACTCGGCCTGGACCTGGGCGAACTCGCTTTCGGAACCGAAGGCACGGATGCCTTGGACTTCCTCGGCGTAGAGCGTGAAGCCCTCGGCCAGGCGGGTGGTCTTCAGCGGCACGGCGTTGCGCGGATCGACGACCAATTCCTTCGGCGGCGCGCCGACAGGGCTGGACGGGATCAGCGTCAGCTTGTCATCGCGACGATCCACGAAGACCGTGCGGGTGCGAACCGGCATGGGCTCGAAGATGCCGAGCGACCCCAGAAGCTGGGGCTTGAAGCCGACTTTCGAGACGGCGCCGGTCAGCGACGTCATCGAGAAGGCCGACGAGTTGAAGATATCCATGGATGCCATGGTGTCAGCCCTCCTTAGCGGACGATGATGCCGAGGGCCTTCAGCGCCGCGTTGGCCGTGGCCTTCGCAGCGGCATCGGCGCTGGCTTGGTAGATGAGGTGCGCGCCGTTCACTTCGGCGTCGCGGGTGACGATGGTGCGCTTGACCGTGCCGATGGCGGTTTCGAACAGGATGCCAGCGATGGTCTGGGCGCCCGTGGCCGCGCCGGGGTCATAGGCGACGAAGTTTCCGCCCGACGTCAGCTTGCCGAGGATGGTGCCGGCGGTCAGGCCGGGTGCGGCGCCAGCGGCGACAGTGCCAACATCACGCGAGCGGTACATGCCGTTAGCTTCCGACACGATGAAGTTCGCCGTGCCGCGGTTCTCGTTGAGTTGAGCCATGGCTTAGGCCCCCTTCTTCAGTTGGGTGACGCCGGCCGAAGCGAAGACGTTGTCGTTCCAGGCGTCGGAGGCGTTGATGGAGTGGTCCTGCGACCGGATGGCCTGGCGGACGGTGTCGTCCTTGGCGTCGGCGACCTTCAGGTCCCAGGCGGCGTCGACATAGGCCTCGGACTTGTCCTTCACGCTGTCGCCGAGGACGGCGCGCTTGATCTCGGCGTTGGACTTACCGTCGGTGACGACGTTCGGGTCGAGGGCCTTCGCCTTCGTGACGACGGCGGCGCGATCGGCAACCAGGGCGTCCAGAGCGGCGGCGTCGACGACCTTCTTCTTCAGGTCCTCGATCTCGACGTCCTTCTTGGCGGCTTCGGCGTCCTTATCGGCCTTGGTCTTCTCGTGGGCGGCCCTTTCGTCGGCGAGGGCCTTGTCCGAGACAGTGAGCAGCCCGCGCATCTTCTCGATGGCGGCGATGCCCGCATCCGTGGTTTCGACCGGGAGGCCGTCCACGGTGATGGTCTTGAGCGACATACGTCGATCTCCTTGGTGGACGGGCGCTTTGGGTTCACCGGTCTCGGGGGCGCCCTGGTCCCCGATGCGGCATTCGGATCCGGCCCGACCTCGCGCCACGATGGCGAGGTGGTTGCCTCGGATGTCGGTCTGGATGGCGTCGTAGGCCTCGCCCGTTGGCGTCGTGCCCGCGTCGAAGACGATCTTGCTCTCGTAGCCGCAGGACAGTTCCCGCTTACCGGCCTTCCAGTCGGCAATGGCGGCCTGATCCATCACCACCATGGGCACGCGGATGAAGTCGCCGTCCCGGGCGATCTCGTTGCCCGTCATGCCGACGCTGTGCGCCTTCCAGTTGGAGGCAGAGACGGCCTCGGCCGGGTGGTCGTTGGTCACCGGGCGGTGGGCGAAGCTGGCCAGGGCGTCGGTCGAGAAGACCTCGGCCTCGGGCCTGAACACGCGCACGACCGCCTTGTCGCGAAAGCCGTGCGTGTTCTCGGGGTCCACTTCTTTGCCCGCGTAAAGCTGGATCCCGGTGCGCGCGATCTTGGCGTCGGCCACGAGGTATCCGTCCCGCGTGAGCCTGGGCTCGCCGAGGGTGACGGTGTCGAAAAGCTGCATTGCGGGCTCCGCGCACAAAAAAGCCCGCTGTTGCTTCAGCGGGCTTACTGGGTCGAGCTAGTAAGGTGGGCTTAAGAGACGCGTTTGGCTTTGTCGTTCACCAATACGTCGAGGAGGGCGAGGTTGCCGCCAAAAGCAGCCGAGAGCCGCGTGCCGTAGTTGGGGCGGGTTTTAGCCTCTTCAGGGTGATCCCCTGCGACTGAGTGCTGCTCTGCAACCTGATGAACCCAGACGCGGCCCTTTACGACTTCCAGCGTGCCGAGGCTATTTCCGTTTACAGGATCCGTGATTTCTGGGCCATCCATATAGACAACAAATGACATGCCAGGTTCGACACCATCTAAGTACCCTGCGTTAAGAACCACACGGTGCTCGTCGAGGATGTGAGCTACGCGGAGGTCGTAGAGATTTTTCATTGGGTAATGTCTCGGATCATGATCCCCGGCCGGAGAGTAAGGCGGCCGCGTACCGCTTCATTGTTTTCAGCCAACTTTGCAAGGAGGTCGGCGTCAGCTCCGGTCTCGTACTGGATGTCCAAGAGGCAGCGTCGATCTCCTTGAGCATTCCGCACCACGCCCGTGCCCAATAGGAGTTCGTGCTTTCCGTCCCTGTAGTAAGCGCGCACACCCATGTCAAAGCCCAGGTTCTCGGTAGGTTCGGTCAAAAATTGTGCGCCACCGCTGAGAACTTGCTCAACCTTGATGGTGATAAAAGGGCGCTGTTCACGTTGGGCAAGGTGCCAAATCAACGAGATAATGACCGACAGTAAAACGGCAACGACTGCACCGCAAATCCAAAGGCTGACCGTCCACTCTTGGGGCACGAAACGAGTGGCGTAACCGTAGATGCCACCCATCAACCCGAACGGCCAAGCGAACTCTTTCAAAACATTGGCTAGTTTGCGCAAATTCGGCCCGCTCTGGATAGCTGGGGCCACGATAACGCAGATTCGCGAAAGCCTAACGTTTTTCCGCAGATGCACGCTCTTCATCGCTGCCGTCATCCTGCTCGCTGAGCTTCCCGTACTCCTCCATGGCGCCCTCAAGGCCCGCCAAGGACCCGTCCTCGATCAGTTCGTTGACCAGGGCGTCGGACAGCGCCTCGATGGGCATGAGGGGTTCGGAGGTGCCGCCCGTGCCAGCGATGGTGCGCGCCGCGTCGGCCTTGGTCTTGAAGATGGTCGCCTTGTCCGTCTCGCTCAGCTGCCAGAGCGGGTTCCAGTCGTAGTGGATGCCGGGATCACGGGCGCCGGTGCCGGAACGGATCAGCGCCTCGTCCAGCCGCATCATGGCCGGGCCTATCTCCAGCGTCTGACCAGCCGATACCCGGTCATAGTAGTTGCGGAGATCGCTCTCGCCGGTGCTGCTCAGGCCGCCGGGCGACATGCCCATGAAGCGGGTCATCGGAATGTCTGCTGCGCCGGCGGCGTGCTGGTCGAAGCGATCCATCAGGTCGGGCAGGGAGGCGAAGCTGACGGCCTTGCGCTGATAGGTGTTCTTGGCGTCCAGGACGAGGGCGCGGAGATTGGACTTGGCGTCCAGGTTCATCTTCAGCAGGTCGCGGACCTTGTCCTCGCCGCCGGGCAGCTTGAGGATTTCAGCCAGGCCCTCGATCGACACCACATCGACGTTGGCCTCGTAGATCAGGCTGTTGATGTTGGCCGAGGCGCTCTCGGCTTGCTTCACGGCGTCCATGACCGCAATCAGGACGCTGTCGCCCCAACCGAAGGCGCTGGAGGTGATGTCTCGGTCGGGCAGGTCGGCGCCGTAGAAGGTGGTCAGGCGGGAAGGGTGGATCGTCGCCTGGCCGGTCGCGCCGCCCGCGATGGTGAAGTCCTTCGGCATCCCGAAGAACTCGGACATGGGGTCCGTCTCGATCTCGCCCGGCACAAGCTGGCGGGGGGTGAAGACGGTCAGGAAGCGGATGCCGCCCTTGGCGACACGGGTAACGTCCAGGGGCTTTGAGGCGTCGTCGCCGAAGTCCGCATACACAGCAGCGCCGCCGAACAGCCGCGCCTTCTTGCGGGCCTCCAGCACCTTGCCGCGGACGTTGAGGCGCTTCTCCTCGGCCTCGATCAGTTCGATCTGTTCCTGCGAGGCCTGCCAGGCGCGCCAGTTGCGGCAGCTGTCCAGCGCGGGGATGTCCACGATCTTCCGGGCCATCCAGGAGCCACGATAGGCGTTGACCAGCTCCATCGCGTCGATGGTGGGCTCGGCGTAGTAGCTGTGCGCCGCCTTGTCTCGCTCGGTGTTCAGGCCGGACAGGGCGTTGGCGAGACCGTCGCCGATGGTGACTACTTCACCCATGGGTCTGACCTCACAGCAGGCTATCGATGTCGAGCATTGCGGGGGCGTTGAGCGCCAGTTCGTTGAAGGCATCGGCAGCGGCATCGACTTGGTCGTCGTGAGCGGCCGACGGGAAGGAGCAAAGCTCGTCGACGAAAGGCTCTATCCACGCGTCGCGGACCGGATCGCCAGTCGTCAGGATGTAGACGTTTCCAGCCTCGGCCTGGGTCGCCAGCGCGGTGGCGCGGGTGATCTTCGAGCCCGTGGGCTGCTCGGTTCGGACGGCATAGCCGCGGAGCTTGTTCACGAGGGTCTGCACATAGCCCTTGCCGGCGGCGCCGGGGTCCTGGGGCAAGCGGATCGTGACCTCTTGCGTGTCCGACGCGGCGGTCAGCTTCAGTTCAGCTTCCAGCTGGGCCGGGCTCCACTGGCCGGTGCGGCAGTGGGTGAAGTAATAGGCGGCCTCTTCGCCATATCCAGCTTGGGTGCAACGAACGCCGGCGCTTGGGTCGCCTCCGCCTTCCGTGGCTCCGATGTCCCAGGCGCGAACGGTGCGCTTCGGGCCGGCGGGCAGGATCGACGCGGTCTTGAACCACTCCCGCTGGAAAATGCCGCCATCGCGAGGCGAGGGGCGCTGCTGATACTGGCCGGCCCATGCGTATGAGCCCTTGGCCTTCTTGAGCTTGGCGACCTCGGGGGCGGGGAAACGCTCGGGGAAGAGCAACTCGCCGTCGATGGTGCGCGGGTCCTCGAAGAACAGCTCACCGTCGACGTAGGTCCGGCAGGGCCCGCCTGTGACCTTCCCGTCCTCGCCCGCCCGCGCCGCCTCGAACTCCATGGGCAGGTTCAGGTGGACGAAACCGATGTCCAGTTCCAACGCCACCGCCGCCACGTCCTTGGCGTGCAGACGCTGCATGATGATGACGATGGCCGACGTGGTGACGTCGTTCATTCGGTCGGAGATGCCTTCGCGGAAGATGCGGACGGCGGTTTCACGCTCGGCGTCGGATTCGGCGCTCTCGGTCGAGTGTGGGTCGTCCACCTTCACTCGGTCACCGCGGCCGCCGGTCATCGAACTGAACGGGCGGGCCTCGCTGAACCCGTTGTCGGTGTTCTCGAACTTGCCCTTGGCGTTCTGGTCGGCCCGTAGGGTCAGGGGCCAGAGTGCGCGGTACTTGTCGCTCTCGATCAGGCGCCGGAGCTTGAGGTTGTCGCGGAGGACGTTGGCCTGGCTGTAGGAGGTGGCCAGCGTCTGGAGGTCAGGTCGCCCCTTCGGTCCCCATTCCCATGCGGTCCAGAAGACCAGCACCAGCGACTTCATCATGCCCGGCGGGATGGTGATCAGCAGGAACTGGATCTGCCCGTAGGTGACGGCCTCAAGGTGCCGGCACATGGCCCGCAAGGCCCAGCCCGACTTGAACGGCCGCTTGGGCTCCAGAACCGACCAATGCTCCTCGATGAAGCCGTGCAGGCTGTCGCACTTGGCGCGGATTTCGCCCTGGCGTTCGGTCAGGCGTTTGCGGTCGTCCTCAGCCTTCCGTCTCGCCCGCTCCGCTCTGATTTCCTCCAGCGTCGGCAGCGCGACGAGTGATGAAGCGCTCAATGACCTCCAACTCCTCGTCGCTTGCGGTCGTCAGGTCAAAGCTGTGGGACTGCCGGATCGGGGCGTCGTCTTTGCCGCCGCCGACGAGGGCGACCTTGTCCCCATAGGCCTTGGGCTGGCGCTTGCCGGCGGTCCACTTCAGCGCGTCGATGGCGGCGCGGCCTGCGGCCGGCTCGATCTCGCCCTTGATGATCCGCTTGGCGAGGTCCGCAATGGCGTCCGCGTCAGCGTGGCCCTGGTCCTCGCGCGCGGACGCGTAGTTGCGCCGAAACGTCTCGTCGTCCTTCAGCCACCGCATCACCGTGCGATAGGCGGGCATCTCTTCGTCGCGGCAGATCTCGGCGAGGCTGTCCCCGCACATGATGCGGATGCAGATCTCTTCGGCCGTCGCGTCGTTGAATGAGGAGGGGCGGGCCACAGCTTACTCCAGGCCGCTCCAGCCATCGACTTCACGCGAGGCGGTCCAGCCGAGGCCGTCCGTCCAGCGGATGGGAAGGCGGGCGGCCAGCCCTATCAGAGCCAAGGTGGCTAGCGCGCACATGCAGGCGATCATGATCCGGACCATGGCCATCTCCTTGAGGCGGGTTTCGAGCTCTGGAACCCAAAGCCGGGGCATAGGCGTTTTCCGCGTCCAAGGAGCACGCATGACATTCACCCAACTCGACCCAGCACTGCCGATCCGCGTTGAAGACAAGGGGGAGGGCTACGCCTTTGCCGTCATCGACTACGGACAGGAGCACAACCTGATCTGGGTCACGGCCATCAACGACACCGGGGAAATTTGGTGCGCGCCGAACCCGAAGGTCCGCTTAATGGCCAACTGGACGATGGGACGGAAGAAGCCGCCACAGGGCGCCGACGCTTGCGCGCAAACCTGATCCAGCCATTCCCGTAGGGCCGAACATGGTCAGGTAAGGCGTCGCCTCTGGATCACAGCAGCCGCGCCACCTGCCATTCCGAGAGCAAGAACGATCATGGCCCATTCCGACATGGTCGGGACTGCCGCCACGCTCAGGGCGAGATGCAGCGTGCTCTCTTTCTGGATGTTGTAGTCGGCAAGCGTTCGTCCCTCTTCAAGTTCCTGGCCAGCGAAGATCAGTCGCTGTTGGTCAGGCGGGATGCCTTCCTTGTCCTGAATTTTCGCCTTCACGTTTTCAATCGTGTCGTTCCCCTCGACCTCGAGAGCAATCGTCTTTCCGGTCAGCGTCTTGACGAAGATCTGCATCGCGAAGGCGGGCTGGACGAAGCCTATGCTCAGGCACAGTGCGATCAGAATGGGGGCGAATTTGCGCACGCGGGGCTCCAAAGGCGCCGGCAGTGTGCAAGCGTCAGGCACGCGTCCTATCGCAGCCAAGCTTCTGCGTCACGTTGATATGTGGGCTCGGTGTTTCGCGGCGTTGAAAGCATGGCCCGGTTACCAAAAAGGCCCCGGACACGAAGTCTGGGGCCTCTCGGCGCATTGCTGCACCATGGGTGGTGTCCGCGATTACCTGTCCGGTGTCAACCCGAGCTTGTCAGTCGCAATAGGATTGATACTCGGAAACGGCGGTTTCGAACGCGTCTTGTGCATATCGCAAGCGTCTGAATTCAGAAGAACAGTCGTCGCGCCCCTGGCTTCCCGACACGCACCGAGAGTAGCGGCGCATCTGATAGCCAATCTCTGAGGTGGCACTGTTGTAGCTGTCTACCGCCGCGTCACAATCTAGCGCTCCGGCTGTCGTGCTCGCGGTGGCGGCGCCGGCCAGGGCCGCGATGACGATAGCTAGGGCAGCAATGGGGTATTTCATTCGGCGCACCTTATTCCAGACCATAGGCGATAGCTGCGCAGTCCAACCCGACAATGAGGCCGTCGGCAATCGCTGTTCTTGATGATCCACTGGAAGTTAGGTTGAGCAGGTTTGCCCCCTTGCCCGCGATCTCCCGCAGAGCCCAGACCGCGCGACCGACACGCTCCACGTCCGACCGACCCAGCGCGCCCCTGAAGGTCCGGTCCTCCTCCTGGATCATCGCCTCGAGGTCGCGCACGAACTCCTCCCGTTCACGGCGCTTCTGCGCGAAGCCGTCTCCGCCCCTGGTGATCTTGCGGGTCTGGTCAATCGACGGCGGGGTCAGGCCCTTCTCCGGGTCCAGCAGTTCGTAGTCGTCCCGGTAGCGGAGGCCGGCGGCGTGCTGGGTGCGGGTGATCGATCCGGCGGTTAGCAGGGTCTCCAGCCCGTCACGCGAGGCGCGAGGCGCACCCTTACTGGCCTCATGCTTCGAGGTGCCGATGGTCAGGCCGCGCAGGGCCTCTAGCCCGCGAAGCTCCTCCAGGTCGGCGGCGGCTGCCCGGTCAGCGATCCGCGCATCCAACTCGGCGTCCAGTGCCTCCAGCATCCGATGGCCTGATCGCTGAACGGCCAGGTCAGGGTCCGCAATCCGGCGCTCAGCGTCAGCAAAGCGCCATGCCTGCCCCTCCGTCAGCGTCACGCCCCGGATCGTCATCGGCGCCATATTGTCGTTGGCCACGGCGATGTTGTCGTTCGCCCCGATGACGCGGGGGAGCGAGGGTTTCGCGTAGCGTTGGCGTTTCTTGCGGCGGTCGGCCTTGCTCATGCCGCCGCCCTCCACTCGCGATTCTCATGATTCAGCCAGTAGGTCGAACCGTTCAGGACCACGGCGCGGGGGAAGCCGCCGGCGCGGAGGCACAAGCTGACGAGAGCGTTGTCGTTGGCCAGATGGAGCGGCGGCGAGACGATGGAGAGCGGCGGCGCGGACGCCCGGCGATCATCGATGGTCCAGCTTTTCGGCAAACGGCCGGCGCGGCGCAGCGCTCCGATGTGGCCACGAACAGCGCGGGCGCTGCGGCCCAGGACGGCCCCGATCTCCTGCGAGGTGCAGCCGTCGAGGGTCATGGAGACGACCCGGTCCAGGTCGCTTTCGGTGAAGGGTTCAGCGGTCATGCGGCGGCTCCTCGGTCAAAAAGGTCGGCGGGGTCGTTGGCGGGCGGCGGGGCGAACCCGAAATCAGCCAGCAGGGAAGGCGGGACGCGACAGGCCGGGTGGCCTGGCCGGGGCCCGGCGTCGTCGGACGGCCAGTGGCCGTTCTGGCGGAACTCCCGCAGCCAGCGGCGCCAGCGTTCGTCCTCTGGCTGGGCGGGACGGGCGGCCAGGGCGG